AGTATCAACTGCTAAAACTTGGTCTTCAGACAAAATCTCTTCCACGCTTAATGAATTAGTTACCAGTGCCAAAGCTGATATTCTTGGTGGTATTCCCCCAGAAGCTTTAAACACTATTAAAGAAATTGCTGATGCGCTAGCTGATGACAAAGACTTCGCCGCTACCATCACTCACGCTATCTCTAACAAGGTCTCGTTTTCTGAAGCTCAATCACTCACTGATGCGCAAAAGGCTCAAGCCCGTAGCAACATCGGAGCCATTGGAGCAGCAGAACTTACAGCATTTAGTGATCAAATGGAAAGCGCTGTCACAGGCCTTGACCAAAGATTAACTAATACTGAAGGTGATGTTACCAAGCTTAAAAGTGATGTTACAGCTGCTCAAAGTAAACTTGTAGAACACGCTACTACTCTACAACAACAAGCTGCTGCTATCGCTGCAACCAATGACAAAGTTACTAAGAATTCTGATGATATCAGTGTTCTAACTAGTGCTGTTGCTCAAAACAAGCAAGATGGTGAAGCTGCTGTTGCAGGTTTAAATACAGCACTACAAACTCAAGCAACTCAAACTGCTGCTTTAGTAGCTTCTACTAAAGAAGACATCGCTACCAATCTAATTGGTGCTGACGTTGATTTAGTTGCTATTTATAATGCAGCTAAGGCTTAATTAGTATTTGCTAATTAATATAGAGTAAGGAGAAATCCTTACTCTATTATGCTGTAGTTGTTAAATCTTTTGTATAGATACAATAAGGAAACTATTATGGCTTCTCTTGCAACCAATTTAAAAAATCTAGTAACTGTTATTGGTAACGATATCAAGAATTTAAAACAAAGTCTTGGTATTATTGATGTAAAAATAACTAATATAGAAAGCAATATAACAAGCAATAACGGAGTTAATACTAATAACGTTACTACGTTTTCACATACTCAAATACCAAATACGGATAATATTGCAAACGTCAGTCCTACAGGTAAAACACAGATTATCACCAAATATATAAGAAATTTTGACGGTGTGATTGTTGATGTAATTCAAGAAGAAGTGCCACTTTAAAATGGTTGATAGTATGAATGCGTCAATTGTCTTACATATTTAAACTAGAAAGAAATTAAAGGAACGTCTGTGCCAACAATTAATTATGTATATTCTGGTGCATTTCAACCAGGCGTATACTCTCCCGTTTTTGATCCAACGGGATTACTGGCAGCAAATAGGGTTACTGGTGAAATTCACTCAATAACATCTGAATCAGCAAATGGATTTAGTGTTATTGTCCCTTTATTTGCTCCATTTTTCTCACAAGGACTAAGCCTCTTATATAAACCAAGAGGCTCTACAACAACAGTACCTTTATTAGAAGGTATTGATTATAATTTAGCTTATCAGTTCTTAGGTGCTACTAGAGCTTGTTCTAAAGCAATCTATGGTGGTATCTCACTATTAAATAATCAACTCGATGGTGAGGTTACATTAGTCTATCAGACTCTCGGTGGAAACTGGGTACTTGATATTAATGCAATTGAAACACTGCTAACCAATCAGTTACATAACCCAAGAACAACTTCTTGGGAACAAGTAGTTAATCTTCCTACTGTATTTCCTGTAGTGGATCATCAATGGAATTTACAAGATTTAGTAGGTGGATCACATATAGTCGCTTCAATAGAAGGTATTTCTGCTGCACTGAATAGTCAGCAGCAAAGTAATCCTAATGTAGAACAAACACTAAATCTACATATTAACGATACAGATAACCCACACCAGGTTACCAAAGAACAAATAGGTCTAGGTAATGTAGAAGATTTCGGTGTTGCTTCTAATGCAGAAGCTGCTGATATATCTATTACTGATAAACTAATGACTCCAGCATCTACTAATGCAGCTGTAACAGCTATTTTAAATGATCCTGCTTCTGGTGCTTTAGATGCTATTAAAAATCAGATGATGCCTACAGGTACTGATGGGGATCATGTGTTTTATATAAATGATAAAACAATCAATAATCCATATACCATCCCTATTGATAAAAATACATTGTCTGTAGGACCCATTGAAATTAAATCAGGTTCTACGGTAGAAATACAAAGCGATAGTACTTGGGTTATTGTCTAATAAGGATTAGATAATGGCCGATACAATTACAAAAGAAAGTATTGGTTTAGGTAATGTAGAGAATTATGCACCAGCTTCAATGGCTGAGAGCACTAATCCTGAAGTATCTAATAAATATAGTACACCAAAGACTGTTAATTATGCTATTGATAGAAAATTATCATCAGCAGATAATTCTGAAAAAGGGTTGATTAAAACCAACTCTGGATTAGAATTAAATGATGATACTGATTCTGAAAAAGCATTAACAGCTGCTGGTTTTAATTCTTTATTAAACACCAATACTACAAACTTTAATATAATTCAAGAGAATATAAATTATTTTCTAAGAAGAAGAATTACCGATGCTTTATCTGTGGTGAATAATAATCCTAATCAAATTAGCATTATTACACCAAATAGACAAATCACTAATAAGCTATCAGGAATTATTAGATTTACTTCTTTAATAGATAATACATCAGCTACATATGTTAGTTCTGGTGGTATCTATCAAGAAATTGTTACATGGGATAATCAGTCTTTAGTAGGTGGTGAGATTGTAAAAGATAAAGCATATGCTCTTTTACCTTTAAATGATAAATTTATCATTTTAAATCCCACTACACAAAGAGATACTGGTTTTGTTCAAGAGATTGAAAAACATGTATTAGAAATAAATCCTCATCCGCAATACTTAACTGTATCTGCGGCAAGAGATATATATAATGCCGGTTTTAGAGGTTCTTATATAGGAACAGCTGTATTAACAGATAATAATTATGTAGTAGAATTACCTGGTATTGTAGCTACTTCTGGAATGTTTGCTATTAAATTTAATAGTGTTAATCCAGTAGATTCTACATTAACAATTGGTGGTGTTACAAAACCATTATTAACTATGTCAGGTAATGCATTACCTGCTAACATAATTAATCAAAATGATTTGGTAATTATCACAAATACACCAGATGGTTTTTATATTTATAGTAACGATACATCTGTTGCTTTAAGTGCGCATATAAATTCAGGGGATGCTCATGCAGTAGCAACACAAACTGCAAATGGTTTTATGTCTAAAGAAGACAAATTAAAACTAGATAATCTTTCTTCACAATCAGTAGAAACAGCAGAAACTATCATAAGTAAATTTGATAATGATGTTATTGATATTGGTGTTTTATAATTTCACTTTTTAACTTTTAAGGAAAAATCATGGCTATAGTCGCTTTTACCGGTAATATTGCATTTAAACGCGGTACAACTGCAAAGAATATTTTATATACTGGTGCCGCTGGTACAATAAGTATTGATACAGATTTACATGAAATCCGTATTCATGACGGCACAACCGCTGGTGGTTTTAAAGCTAACCAAAATGCAGCTACTGCTGTTAAGTTACTCACTGCTAGAACCATTAACGGTGTAGCATTCGACGGTACTGCTAACATTACTGTTGCTGATTCTACTAAACTACCATTGGCTGGTGGTACATTAACTGGTCCTCTGATTCTTTCAGCTGATCCAGTAAATGCATTAGATGCAACTACTAAACAATATGTTGATAATTTAGCTGCTGGTTTAGATACTAAATATAGTGTTAAGGCTGCAACGACTGCTCAGATTACTCTATCTGCGCCGCAAACAGTAGACGGTATTGCTTTAGTTGCTGGTGATCGTGTTTTAGTTAAGAATCAAACATTACCAGCTGAAAACGGTATTTACGTAGTAGCTGCCGCTGCATGGACACGTTCAACTGATACAAATACTTGGGGTGAATTACCTGGCGCATTCACGTTCGTTGAACAAGGTACTGCTAACGGTGATAGAGGCTTTGTTTGTACAGTAGATGCTGGTGGTACATTAGGTACTACAGCAGTTACTTGGACACAATTCTCAGGTGCTGGTACAGTTACTGCTGGTACAGGTATTACTGTTTCTGGTCAACAAGTTGCATTAGCTACTGTCACTGATTCTGGTACTGGTACATTCAAGAAAATAACTGTAGATTCTACTGGTCGTGTTACTGGTACTGTAGCAGTTGCTCAAGCTGATATTACTGCTCTGTTAGGTGCTGGCTCTATTACCAATGCAATGTTAGCTAACGCTGCTGTAGCTAACTTAAGCGGTACTAACACCGGTGATGAAACTGCTGCTACTATTAGAACTAAATTAGGTATCACTACCTTATCAGGTTCAAACACAGGTGATCAAACGATCACTTTAACTGGTGATGCTACTGGTACTGGTACTGGTTCATTTGCAGTTACTCTAGCTAACTCAGGCGTTACTGCTGGTACATACACTAAGGTTACTGTAGACGCTAAAGGTAGAGCTACCGTAGGTGCTACTATGAATGCTACTGATATTTCAACTTCTATTGGTGTTGATGTTTTAGATTGCGGTGTATTGTAATTTAATTTTATAATTTAAGGGTAGATATGGCAACAGTTCCTTTTACGGGGAATCTGGCTATCAAGGGCGGTACTACAGCAAAGAACTTGTTGTATACCGGCCCTGCACGAACACTATCAATAGATACGGATAGAAATGAAATCCGTATTCATAATGGTACGACTGCTGGTGGAGTAGTAGCTAATTCAAACTTAGCTACTACTACTGCTAATGGCTGGATGAGTTCCACAGATAAATCAAAGTTAGATAATATTCCATCTTCCGCTGCTGCGTTAGGTAACACCGCTGGTGCTGCTTTAGGTACAGCTGCTGCTGGTGTGGCTACTACTGCTGCTAAGAGCGATCACGTTCACGCTATGCCTACAGCTGCACAAGTAGGTGCAGTAGCTACTACCGCTGTAGGTGCAGCTAACGGTGTAGCTGGTTTAGATGCTACTGGTAAATTACCTAGTGGTTTACTACCTAGCGGTATTGGTGGTGGTGCAACAGGCGGTGGTACTGATAAAGTCTTTTATGAAGATGATCAAGCGATTACTAGTGATTATGTAATCACAGCCGGTAAGAATGCTATTTCAACAGGCCCATTAACTATCAATACTGGTAAGACGGTAGAAATACCCACAGGTACAGTATGGACTATTGTATAAAAGGTAAATAAAAATGAGTTTATTAAAATTAGATAGTATACAATTAGGACGAAATGCTGATCCTACTAAAAACATGGCTTGGAGACAAGCTGCTTTAGGTGATTTTAGATTATCAGTAGGTAATGCTACTTCTCCTATATCCGATGTAATTACTGCTACAGCTACTGGATTAACTTTATTAAATCCTAGTGCAGTAGCTAGTCCAGCTAGTAACGATAACACAAACACATTAGCACCTACTGGTTGGGTAAGAAATTATGTAACTGGTTTATTTGCTTCTCCTTCACGAACAGTAGCATTATCTTTAACTGATAATAGTACGCAGTTAACAAGCAGCGCTTGGGTTAATTCACTTATAGCTTCAAAAATTCCATATACTGGAGCTATATCTACTATTTATAGCTCAACTAATACTTCAGCAACAGATTTAGAGCAACAAACAATTTCTGATGGTGGAACTGGTTTTATTGTTTTAAATATTCATCAGTTAAACAACGGAACAAGTGTTTTAACTGTTGGTCAATTAACAGCTGCTGGTGTATATACATTATGGGCTAGTTTAACAGATGCAACCAATAAAATATTAACAGCAAGAATGTGTTATATTAATTCTGGTTCTGTATATCTTGCATATATTAGAAACGGTGTAAATATACCTATTATATTTGGTACTGTTACTGCATCTGGTTTTACACAACTAACATCTATTCCGTTACAAAATGCTTCTCAAGCAGCTGTTAAATTAGATATTTCTAATAGTAATGGTGGTTCTACAGTAGGTATTTTATATTACCAAACAAATACAGATGCTTATTATGGCGTTATAACTTCTAATGTTTATGCTTTTAAGGCTACTATTGCTAAACCAGCAAATAGTACTTTTAATTGTGTTAGAATTTCTAAAGCGAATTATATAAGTGTGTTTTTAGGAACTAGAGTCACTGGTGTTGCTAATTTAAAAGCTAGAGTAATTGCTGGTGATGTTGATTTAGTAAATGGTGTTTTAAATAGCTATCAAACATTTATAGACAGCACAGTAAGTACTTTAAATACAACAGACATTGTTTGGATAAACGATATTAGTATTTATAATGGTTCTATAAACACAGTAGCTTTTGTAGTCAATGCAAGTGATAATAGAACTGAGCTTATTGCTGCAAATGTTAGTTTAGGTTCTACATTTGAAAGAGTAGAATTATTAACTAATATAAAAGAACTTGATTCTACTTCTATTATTAGATATGTTGGTATAACAAAGTTTTTAAATAATACATATACCTTAACTTATTCTTATGAAAATAATGCTGGTGGAGCTTCTTCAGGCGTACTTATAAGTTACGGTGTTTTAAGTAAAAGTGGATATAGAAAAATAGATAAATATCAAATAGCTATTTATTCAAAAATAGGATTAGATATATTATCAGATTTAACCGATACTACAAAATATTCAATATTTACATCTGGAGCACCATATACTGGCTGTTATTATCGCGGATATGGTTTAACTTTGAGTCAATAACATGTTTACAAAATTAAATAAAGAATTAGATCATATTTTATTTATTAATTATGGATGGTCTTTCTATCCACAATCAAATAAAATAGTAAAAGATAATAAAGAAATAATTATATCTACTGAACATGATTCAGTAGTTTCTAATGATGGTGTGTTTTATATAGATAGTAAAAATAATCTATGTAATTTAGTAGATAATAAATTAGTAGTTGATACTCAACAAACTAAGTTATATCAACAGCATCTTTCTTTACTACTAGATAAATATAAACTACAAGCTAAATCTAATATTGATTTACATCATTCAGAAATAGTTAATAGTTTATTAGGTAGTCCTACTAAAGAAGAAACAGATACTTGGTCAGATAAAGCAGTTATAGCTCATGCTATTTTATCTAATCAAGATCTTGTTTCTAATCAAGAACTCTTTTTAACGAGCGCTGGATTCACTACTCCAGAGTCTCAAAAAACATGGGCTGAATCTGTTATTAGTAAAGCTAATCAAAGAAGCATTGTAATAGGTCTAGCTGAGAAAATCAGAGATAAGACTAAAGACAATGTTTACTTAGCTACTTCAGAACAAGAAGTAGACGCGGCATTAGCTCAAGCTAAAATAGAAGCAGATGAAGCAATCTCCGCTTTAAATTTAGGTAAATAAAAATGAGTTTATTAAAATTAGATAGTATACAATTAGGAAGGAATTCAACTCCTTCCTTAAATTACACTCTACGTTATGATACTAATTTACTTAAATTATCATCTGGCGTAATAGGTGCTATTAATAAAGATCTAGTAACACTATATCAAAATAACGTTAAGTTGACTGATGTATTAGAAACTAATAACATCACTGGTGTAAATACAGCAGGTACTTTTGCTGTTACATTAGATTCAGCTTTAACGTTATCTGATTTAACTAATACTAGCTTTACAATTAAGTTTGACAGCACTGTTGCTAGTGCTTCAAATCCTAAGATTAAAGTAAATGCTCTAGCTGCTTTTAATTTAAAACAGTATAATAATGCTGGTTTAAAAGTAGCTAGTAACACATATGCTGGACAAGTAGGTATAGTACAATTTGATGGAAGTGACTTTTTACTATTAAATCCGATTGTTTAACAATCGGATTTAAGTCCATTTCAAGTAGCTGCCCCGTTTGTTCACCGGAGTGTATCTAATGGTTCAGGTGGTTGGACAACAGAAACAGGTACAAGTAATAATTATTATGCTTTAGTAAATAGTGTAAATACTTTAATAGGTACTTTACAATATAGAGCAGGTTCTTATGATAAACCTAAGGTAAATAATAGTTCAGATGCTGGTAATGTATGTAAGGTTTTAACAAATCCTATTTTAAATGATGATGGAATTTATTCTATTTTTCCTAAAGCTAATTACCATGGATTAATTAATAAATTTTTTATGCAGAATGTAAGTGTATTAAAATATTCTTTTGATAATGGTTATTTTGATACAGAACCCTGGGGCTGGTCTGGAATAATAAATATCTATGTTAAAACGAATGCATTATCTAAATTTAGTTGGATAGACACTACAGCAAATATATATTTACCTTATAATTTATCTGATTATAACTTATATGTGTCTGTAGAAGATTTAGCAATAGGTGGGGTTGGTATGGAAAATAGATATTATTTTTCTATATTAAAAGATCAACCTAATGGATTAAGTCATGGTGTTTGTTTTAGTGATGTATATAATTTTCTATCTACTACGACAAACACCATGGGAAATCCAGCTAAGAAAATTTACTTTAAAAATGGTTCTATTTTATTTGATAATTTAGTCTCAGCTAAAATAAACAATACTACTCCAGTACTTAATGCTGCTGAAACTACACCTGTTTCAGTTCCAACAGATTACGTTAACATAGTTGGTTTAAATATTGATTCTGATTTATATTTATGTGATGGTTCTTTAATTGAAAAATCTAAAGTACCAGTGCTTAGTAAATATTTATTACCTCATGCTACAAATACAAGTTTATGTTATTTACCAGCTATAGATGTAATGGATACAAATCAACCTCAAAAATTACCACCTTCTGGTAGTGGTCAAGTTAGAACATTTATAAGAGGTGTATAATTATGAAAACATACGCTAGACTAAATAAACTAAATAAAGTAGTATCTGTTTGTATTTTAGATACTCAACCATTTGGTTTTATAGAATGTCCTCAAAATACACAAGTTGGTTTCTTATATAAAGATAATCAATTTATAAATCCTAATTTAACTACTCAAGATTTATTATCTGAAATAGTTAATCAGGCTCAAAACTTATTAAATACTAAAGCTTTAGAAAGAGGATATGATAGTATATTAAGTCTCTGTACTTATGCTACTGATCCTGATTCTCAATTATCTAAAGAAGGACAAGACGGTGTTCGTTGGAGAAGCCAAACATGGTCTTTCTTAAAGCAATATCAAGTAGAGATTAGTAATGGTTCTAAACCAGTACCTACTTCAGTAAAAGAAGTTTTAGATCAACTTCCAGTTATGGAATGGTCTAATTAATTAAACAGCATAAATGCTAGTATATTCTTTTTTAGGAATATACTAGCTAATATGCTGTAAAAACAATAATGTGATTATATATGGAGAATTTAAAAAATGAAAATAGCTATTTTTAATAATATAAATCATAGTTACACAGGTAAACTATGTAAGTGGGCTACTGGGTATGCTGATTATCATGTAGGTATTACTGATGAGGTAGATTTTTGGGATCAAGATTTATTATTCAGAAAAAGACAATGGATACCTAGACCATTAGAAGATGTTACACTATTTGAATGTCCTGTAGAAATTTTACCACAGGAATTAGATCAACTAGTATTGAGTGATGTAGAGAGATTTTGTATAGAAAGACAATTTGGAAATATTTACGGATATAGAGACTATCTTGGGTTTGGATTACGTAAGCTCAATGTACCTTTTAATATTAATTTCAAAGGTGTAGTTTGTTCAGGTAGAACTAGAGATATTTTATATTCTAAAGGATGGGAACATTTAGGCTCTCCTAACGATTTAGAACCAGCACCTGCTGATATTCGTAGAATACTTATGAAACTTAATGTCCCTATAATTAAACAAGGTAGATTAGATTGATTTTTATGATATGATGAAATAGCTCATCGTATTTATATAAGGGAAAGACGTGCAAGAACAACTAGAAAACTTTGTATCTTATCAAGGTGCAGAAATAAGAAAATTTATTCTAGAGAATATCAAAGATTATGTTAGAATACAAAATCTAGATCCAGTAGAATTACAGAAAACAATTACATCAATAAAAACTCTAATAGATAGTAATTTATCTTCTGTTAAATCCATAGTTGATTTAGTTGAAGGTAATAAAAATGCTATTGATAGAGCTAAACAAGAATTAAAAGATTTAATATTATCTTCAAATACGGATTTAGGTAATTCATTAAGAGCCGAACTTAATACTAAAATAGATTCTGTTAATACTACATTACAGAACCAATTAACATCTGTTAAACAGGAGTTACTTTTTCGTCAGAGTATCAATTCTGATATGCTTGTTAACGTATTTGCTAAATCACTTTGGAATTACACAGATTACATCTGTACTAAGGACGTGGTGGTTGGTACTGGAACAAACACTTATAGATTTAAACTCTCTGGTGATCACTTTAATCCAAACGCTATAGCTTATGATAATGGTATTGGTAGTCCAGAAGTATCTATTTGTATAAATGGTAAAGAACTATATCGTGATAAAGTACTAGCTATTAAAATACTAAATCAATACGAATATATTACTATTAAAACAAACGATTTATTAAAAGACTTTTCTGTTACTTTTATCACAGATGCATGGGAAGGTGGAAGTGATAGAAACTTAGATGGAATGTCTGAAGATAGAAACTTATATGTATTTGAAGTAACTGAGAACTCAGTAGCTTTAGATAAGTCTAAGTTTGCTTTAGGCGGCACTATAGGCGCGTTTAAAGACGTGATGTACGGCCAAGGTACATTGAGTTATAAAAGATAATTAAACAGCATATTAGCCTGTATATTCAATTACGAATATACAGGCATTTATGCTGTAATTTAAGAATATACTTTTTTAACTTGTTCTATAGTATTTTCAATACTACCTTTTAGTGTTAACACTCTAAAATAAGCAATAGATAAAAATTCTACTTCTTTAGCAATCTGATATGTGCTATTAGTTAAATGACGTAAGACTTCAGGTGAAACATTAGTTTCTTCAGTTTCTTCAGTTTCTTTATTTTTAAGTAAAATATCTAAATATTCTTCACAGTTAGCAATTTTACTTTGGATACTTTTTCTATTTATTTTACTTACATCTTCTAACAATTTATTTAGTTTAGATAATGTAATAGTCCAATCTGCATTTCTATCTATTACCTTACCTATGATAGTAACGCTTTCAACAGAATCTTTTTTATAACACTTAGCTAATAATTCATAAGCATTATTTCGTCTAGCTTGTATTTTAGAATAATAAGAGTCATTAGTATTTAAACTAGAAAATGTTTTACTATCAGAAACTAATTGTCCTAAGAATAACTCATAAGGATCTAATACATCTTTTTCAAATGTTAATAGATAATCGATTTGTGATTCCAATATATTTATAAACTCTAAATAGTTTACATTTAATCCTTCTGGTTTAAATGCTTTAATTTCTTTTAATTCTGAGTATGGATAAATACTAACAATTTTAATAAATTTACTTTGATCTTTATTCAGTGGTGTAATTTCAGGAATATCAATAGAATCACTGCTAGCACCTAAAGCTGCCTTAACAGTAGGAATTACATTCTTTAACATGTCTGTAAATTCATTTACTTTAGTATCTAAACTAGATAGCATTTTAGAGATAGTATCTGATATATCCTCATTAGCATAATGAAGATTATCAATAGGTGTATTCTGTACGAATAATTTATTCATTTATTTTACCTTTTGTAAAAGTTTGTTTAATTAAAGATTTTTTATCAAATAATATCTTTTAATTTTAGAAGACTAAACCAATATATGAGCATGGATAGCAGTGGTCCATAGCATTGAATTTCTCTATAAAATTAGAAAGAACATTATGTTTGACTTAAGACCTAACTTTGAACAGATTCCAAATATTAAATTCAGTTTCAATATTGGTGCATTAATGGATATTAGTACCGGAAAATATGAAATTGGAAAATATGGAGAAAGTATTTTAAATGGTGGTTTAGGAAACATCACCGGTGTTGTGGGTATCGGAAATAACTTCAAATCAACGATCATGCACTATATGCAATTATCGGCTATGTCTAAATTTGATAATAGTGCAGCTAGTACGTATGACACAGAGATTAATATTTCTGAAAATAGACTTAAAGCATTAACTAGTCATATCAGAGAATTTAATGGCGAAGATATTATTGAAAATGGTCGTTGGAAAGTAACTGATAAGACTGCTTACTTTGGTAATGAATGGTTTGAAAAACTTAAAGAATACATGAATAGTAAAGTAGCAAATGCTAAATCTATTACTGTAGAATCTCCATTTTTAGGTAGAGACGGTAAAACATTATTACCAATGTTAATACCAACATTCACTGAAATTGATAGTCTGACTAAATTTGATACAGAATCATCTAATTCAATGCAAGAAACAAATGAACTAGGTGATGGTGGTGCTAATACACTTTATATGAAAGAAGGTCAGGCTAAGAAGAGGATGTTGTCTTATTTACCTAAACCAGTACAACAATCTACTAACTATATGTTAATCTCAGCTCACGTAGGTAAAAACATTCCTATGGACCCGCGAGCAGCACCTGTTAAGAAACTTCAATTCTTAAAGAATAATGATACACTAAAAGGTGTTACTGATGATTTCACGTTCTTAACTACTAATTGCTGGCAGTGTCAAAACGCTACTCCTTTATTTAATGATAGCACTAAAGGACCAGAATATCCAAGAGATAGTAGCGATAACATGAAAGGTGATACTGATCTATTCTTAGTTACGTTAGTGCAACTCAGAAGTAAAACTGGACCAACTGGTATGATGATGCAATTAATTGTATCTCAACAAGAAGGTGTGTTACCATCATTATCTGAATTCCATTATGTTAAAACTAATGACAGATTTGGTTTAGGTGGTAATGTACAGAATTACTTCTTAGATCTTTTACCAGATGTAAAATTATCAAGAACTACAGTACGCGGTAAATTAGAAGATAATGCAAATCTTCGTAGAGCTATGAATATTACTGCTGAATTATGTCAGATGAAATACTTATGGCATGATCTTCCTGATGGTTTAATGTGTACACCTAAAGAGTTATATGATGATCTAATTAAACTTGGTTTTGATTGGGAAAAACATTTATTACCAACAAGAGGTTGGTGGACATACAACAATGATAAACATCCTATTCCATTCCTTAGTACTATGGATTTACTGAAAATGAGAAAAGGATTATATTATCCTTATTGGATGGATGAAAACAAAAATATAAAGAAAGAATTTAAAAATGGCGACTAAAACACTTGTAGAAGAAATCACTAATATATTAACTGAATTAGGGCATCCTAATCCTAATCTATGGAAAGAAGATAATAATATTAAAGTAGCTATTTCTTCTAATTCAGGAACATATGAACGATTATATGTTAATCGATACTGGAGAGAATATTTAGGTTTACTACCTACTGATACAATGACAGCTAGGTTTTGTTTAGATGATAATGAACCTACGTCTACTTATTTAAAATACTTTAGACAAGTCGTTGCTCCAATTATTATTCAGTATCAAAAATAATACATAGTCTACTAATCTATAAAAGGATTAGTAGACTATTTTGTCGTATAATAAGGATACTATATATGTCTGGAAATAGATTAGCAGCAGAAAAAGAAATACTCAAATGGATAGATAAACTCTGTCCTGGTAATGGTGAGAATAAAAAACTATATGAAACTATGTTCTCTAAAATGTCAGATGAAGCTTTTGATAAGTTTATATCTGATTTAGAAACAGGAGTTAAAAGCTTATGTGTTATTAATCCTAATTTTAGTAAGAATGGATTAGATACTGCTAGGAATTTAAAACTAGCTAAAGAATTAGGTCATGAGTTTTTTCAAAGAGTATGGGTGCCAGCTAAAAATGGTGTTCCTTCTTATTTGACCCCTAATAAGTATTTAATTATAGATTTACCACTACGTAGACAAGCACAGTTATTAGATAAGAAAATTAGTATTCCAGAAGATAATAATAGTGTTGACAATATGACTGGTCAGCCTACTGGTAAATCTAAAGGATCTAAAATATCTTATCCTGAAGTACAAGTATTAGCTGCATTGAATCAAGAACAATCTCTTACTGAATTACTCAAATATAGAGGTGGTGATCAAAAAGGATTTAATGCAATGAATACGATGATCAGTAGAACTGGACATGTATCGTTAGATGCTATTGAACCCTACAGTGGTGAAGTAAAATCAACACATTCTTTACAAGTAATGTTGAATGGAATGATGTTAAAGAATACTTTAACTTAAAGCTTCATACTCAAAAGGAAACTATCTATGTTAATTCCTAGATTACAGAGTAAGAATACTTTAAATCCTAAGGACTATTCTTTAAGAATATTAATTACTGGATCAGCTACATGTAGTAGTAAACCACAATTTCATGATGACCTATGCAGTATAATAGATTCTGAAGAAAAAGATATTTTATTCATGTCTTTAAATCATGATAGAGGTCCAGAAAACTGGATTAAACTTTGGTGTGATAAAAATAATTATCCTTGTTTAATTATAGATAAACATAAAGACGATCATTATTTAAATATTTTAAGTGCTTGTAATATTGCTACTGATTTAATAGTTTTCTTAACTAATGAAGAAGAACCATTTAAATTGTATTTAGATTTAGCAAAGAAGCATAAATTACATATAAGAAAGATACGAGTACCATGACTATTAAAAATGGTAAGAAACTATATGTATCTTTAGATAGTTTATTAGATACTAGATTAGGTGTATTAAACACAATTGATGTAGACTTTGCTACAGACGTTACATTAAAAGAATCTTATTTTACTAGGGTTTCTGATACATTTAAAAACTCTAAAGGTAATGAATTAAATAAAGAATTATTTAATAAAGTTTTAAATGAATTAAAAGAATTAGTATTAAGAAATTCTTTTAAAACAAAAATGCATGTGTTCTTAGTTCAGCTGTGTTATGCGATTAATATTAAATATTTAGAAGTACCTGTACCGTATTCATTTAGTATAGATATTAATACTTATCCTTTTACTTTAAATGATAATGAGATTAAAGATTTATTAGAATCTATAGTTTCATTAATAGGTAAAGATTTTGATATTAATGTAGTTAGTTTAGCACCAAATCAATTAACTATAGATTATGTAAAAGATAATTATCAAGCTATGATAATGTATAATTATCATGATTGGTTAAACTTACATAATGAAAATTTAAAAAAGAAGAAGTTAACAGAAGTAACTTTATATGTTCCTAAAATATATTTTGGATCTATACCTTCTAAAAATGATCTAGAAGAATTGGATAAGGTCAATAAAGACCCTTTTGATTTTAATAAAGAAATATTAAGACCTATTTTATCTATTGAGTATTTACCTATATCTTTATATAGTGTTGATATTCCTCTAAATAAACCAGAATATTCTCATATTTAAATTACAGCATATTAGCTAGTATATTCCTAAAAAGAATATACTAGCATTTATGCTGTATTATTGATTTTCCATTTTAGCAACAAAAGCATTGTAATCTATAGCAGGAGTTACTGCATCTAATTCTCCTGGATTTATAACAGGTATTTCTAGATTATCGTCCAGTACTCTTATTTCACCTTCTATGAAATCGTCTGCTGTTCTGTTTTCTTTTAAGTTTTTAGTATTAAAAATTTGAGCAATAATTTCAGCAGCCATTACTTGTTTATCATTGATACCTTCATCACTTGCTATTTTCTTCTTAGTTAAAGCTGCTCTATCCATGCCATCTAAAGCTTGTAATAAAATAGATCTGTCTTTAATATCAGCAGGCATTTTAGAACCATTAGTAGTGATATCGTCTACTAACTTCTTTCTCATCATTCTAGTATATTCTAGATCGCTATCTTCAGCATTAGTATTGTTTATATCACTCATGATAATTTCCTATTCATTCTAAAGTATCTCAGTCACTTATTATAATAATGTACAGTAAAATAGATATTTATTACTGTAGCTATACATTAATTGTACAATCACAATATTCGTACTAAATAATAGAAAGGAGTTTATTTGTGGCTTCTTAGAACCTATATCAAAACAATATATAAAATTACCTTAGGGTATGAAAAATCAAATAGAGAATTATACATCTTAGGTATTTTGGAATCATTTAATCCAAAACTATTTAACAATTATGATAATAATAAAGCTT